GCGTGGTATCTGGAGCGAGGAAGATAAAGTCAGAGACTCTGAGCGTAGTCGTCTTATTAGCCCTGCTCTCCAGCAAGCTATTGAGACTCGCCAATCAGAAATCTCTGAAGCTGTGTTTGGTAAAGGTGAATTCTTTGATGTTGTAGGTGACCCTGAAACATCTATTATTGTCCGTAACAAACTTCACGAGAGTTTTAAGAAGGACAAGATTCGCAAGTCAATAGAACATATTGTTTTGATGGCTGAAGTATTTGGTACTGGTATTGGTGAAATTGTTGTTTCTGAAGTGTTGGAGAAAACACCAGAATCAAGACCAATGGAGATGACTGACCTTGTAGCTGTTGGTGTTACTGAAGATACTCGTTTTAAAGTAACTCTTAAGCCAATCCATCCTCGTAACTTCTTTATTGACCCTAACGCTACTTCAGTTGAGGATGCCTTTGGTTGTGGTTCTGAAGAGTTTGTTTCAATCCACAAAGTTGTTAAGATGATTGACGAAGGTGTTTATCGTCAAGTAGAAATTACTCCGATGGGTGACGATACTCGACTTGCACCAACTCAGGAAACTATTGAGTATTCTGATGACAAAGTAAAGCTTGTTAAATACTTTGGTCTTGTTCCTTCTAAGCTTATTGATAGCGTTGATATGGACGCTGATGAAGCCTATGAGGACTTGTTTGGTGAGGATGAGGGTAGACTATACGATGAACAGTATGATGACCTTGTAGAGGCTATTGTAGTCATTGGTAACGATTCTGTACTGCTTAAGGTAGAACGTAGTCCTTACATGATGAGTGATCGTCCTATTGTAGCTTATCAGAGCGATGTAATGCCTAATAGGTTCTGGGGTCGTGGCACTGCTGAAAAAGCCTACAATATGCAGAAGGCTATTGATGCTCAACTGCGTAGTCACTTTGACAACCTAGCTCTTACCACAGCCCCTATGATGGCTATGGATGCCTCTAGGATGCCTCGTGGCATGAAGTTTGAAGTACGTGCAGGTAAATCTATTCTGACTAATGGTAACCCAGCAGAGATTCTGATGCCGTTTAAGTTTGGACAAGTAGACCCTGCTAACTATCAGACTGTTCAAGACCTTGAGCGTATGCTTTTGATGGCAACTGGTACTGTTGATTCAGCAGGAATGCCTAGTGCTGTTAGTGGTGATGCACGTTCAGGCGCAATGTCAATGGCTTTGTCTTCTATTATTAAGAAGAATAAGAGAACTCTTGTTAATTTTCAAGAAGATTTCTTGATTCCATTGGTTCAGAAGTCTGCTTATCGGTATATGCAGTTTGACCCTAAGAATTTCCCTGCTAAAAACTTTAACTTTATACCAATTAGTACAATGGGTATCATGGCTAGAGAGTATGAACAGCAGCAATTCATTGGTTTGTTGCAGACACTTGGCCCAGATAGTCCAATTACTCCATTAGTTCTTAAGGGAATCATTTCTAACTCTTCATTGTCTAACAAAGAAGAATTAGAACAATCTCTTACTCAGATGTCTCAGCCTAATCCACAACAACAACAGATGCAACAAGCTCAAGCACAGATGCAATTGGCTCAAGTTGAAGCCCAAACTGCTGTCTTCAAAGCTCAAGCTGCTGAACTTAATGCTAAAGCTGCTCAAAACATTGCAAATGCTCAGAAATTGGCGATGGAAACTGATTTGTTACCTCAGAAAATGAAGATTGAGGAAATCAAAGCAATTAATACTAATCTTCCAGACTCTGAAGAAGACAAAGCTTTCGAGAAACGTATAAAGATAGCTGATTTGTTGATTAAAGAAGAGAATGTTAAGAACTATACTAAGCAATTAGATATGCAAGATAGGCATGAACAGTCTCGTTTAGATGTTGAACGTGCAAAACTCTATAATGTTAAGGAATAATAATGGTAACTAGAAGTTCAATACACGTTCCCTTCGTTGGGGACGGTCAGTACCACAATACTGCAACAGTGTTGGTAAACAAGGATGGCACAGAATATGAAATACCTATTTTTGCTCTTGGCGATCCTAATAATGCTGATTCTATGGTTGGTATTACCAATAATCGCTTGGACACTCGTTATCTATCAAGTGTTACAGATTCTATTGCAATCACAGGATCAGTAACCACTTCAGGTAGCGTTGCAGTAACATCGTTACCTGCCATTGCAATCACTAACACTAGTTTTAACGTTACTAACCTTACAGGTACACCATTCTACAATGCAGGTACTGGTGGTGGTACAGTGGCTCTGACAGGTGGTAAGAAGCTCTTGGGTGTCACTGCGTATGCTAAAGGTGCTGATGGTACCATGACTATCAATGGAGGCGATACAATCACTATCCGTAGTGGTCTTACCCTCTCCTTCTCCCCTCTCGGTAACTATGTAAACCCTACTATTGTGTTCTCTGCTGCTATTGATTATATTGTAGAAGGAGTGTCATAATGCCAGTACGCTTCCTTGGAGGCGGTGGGGGAGGGGGCACTGATGTTCGTACTATCATTGCAGCCCCTACCCTAACTACCGTTACTGCAACAACAGAAACACCAACGTGTGTTTGGGCTATACCTGCTAATTACTTGTTAGCTAAGGACGGTGTGTTCATTAGTTTAGCGGGTACAACGGCACTTGCTACAAATACAAACAGACCTATTTATAGAGTACGTATAGGCTCTACAGGAACCACAGCAGATACATTATTGTTTAGTACAATGTTAGATACAACTAGTTTGTATGCTGGTGTTACAAATGGGAATGTGCTTCTTGAAAATCTTATTTATTTTCCAACAATAGGGGCAAGTGGTGCTTGTGTTTCTTGCGGTAAAGTAAATAACTATAATAATGATAACGGTAAAGACATAACAGCAGCTAATGGAACTAATCAAACAAATAAAACAGTAGACACTACAGCAATTTTGTATATTTCAGTTAGTGTGTTTTTTGCGGCTGCTGGTAATACATTTACTCCTGAAGTTCCTTTTATTTCTTTCTCTCTTTAAGGATATACTATGCCAGTTCAATTCTTAAGTGGTGGAGGTGGTACTTCTGATGTGCGACAGATATTTGGCAATCCTGTTTTAGCAGATTGTTATTTTATAGGTTCTTCAGGTACTGGTGGACAACCTGCTAATCAGGTAGCTATTAAATGGACAATTCCTGCTAATTACTTACAAGTTAATGATTGCTTATGTTTTGCTACTCTTATTAAACGATTAGCAGGCGGCACAACTCAAGGAACTACTTGCTTTACAACAATTCAAATTAGACTAGGTACTACTGGTACTATTACAGATACTTTGGTTGCTCAGTTAGTACCGCAAATACCATTTGGAACTAATACACCAGAAGCTGCTGTTTTTGCTAAAGGTTTAATTAATGTTACCTCCATTGGCGCTAGTGGTACTTGTATTGCTAATGCTAACGGGTTAAGCCCTTATGGTAGTGTTGCTGGGTTTACAAACGGTGGCTCTAAAACAATAGATACAACATCTACTTTGTACTTAACTGTTTGTTTAAGTGTTACTATAGGTGGAAATACTTATAATGTAACTTTGTCGCCTTCTGGTTCTGCTCTTTGTGTTAGTTTTTAAGGATATACTATGCCAGTTCAATTTATAGGAGGCAGTTCAGGAGGTACTACAGATGTCAGAACAACATTTGCAGCACCTGTTCTAAATGATGCCTTAGCAAATACAACAACTATTGTTGCTCAGTATGAAATACCTGCCAATTACTTAACAACTAACGATTTACTTAATATAAAGTACATTGCTCAATTTAGCTCTGGAAATTCCGGTGTAGTTCCTATAAATTTTTATTTAGGTTCTACAGGAACAACATCAGATACTTTAATAACTGTAGATTCTGTAAGTATTCCTGTTTATCGCCTTGCTGCTAGTAATTATGGTCAGGTGTATTTAAACGCTTCTATTTACTTTTATTCTGTTGGGGCTAGTGGTTTAGCTACTGCACGTTTTGATAGCACTACTAAAACATCATCAACAACAGGCGGTATAAGTATCACATACGGTTTAAATACTAATAATGCAACAGTGGATACTACACAAAAACTTTATATATCATTAGTTGCTGTTACACCAACAACGGCTGCTATTGACACTTTAGGTTCCTATATTAGCGTAGGTTATTGACAAAACATAATAAGTATGATATAATACACATTATTATAAAATATAATGTAAGAGGTAACATGAATAAGAAGTTAGAAGTTTATTACGAAAATCAGTTTGAAGTATTTTTAAAACAAGGGTGGAAAGATTTTATGGAGGACATTAAAAACCTTCAGTCCACTATGACAATAGATTCAGTAACTAATGAGCAAGAACTATACTTCCGCAAGGGGCAAAAGGATATTCTCTCATGGCTACTGTCTCGTGAATCATTTCATTCAGACGCTTACGAGCAACTTCTTAAGGAGGAAGACGAGTATGCGGAGGATGTATGAATTTCAATGTAACGAAGGGCACATTACAGAACGGCTATGTCGATTCGAAGACATAACGACAACCTGTAGTACCTGTTCTCAGGCTGCTGAGAGAATCATCTCAACCCCTCAGATTTCTCTAGAGGGTGTGTCCGGTGATTTTCCGGGGGCTAAATTTAAATGGGAACAAAAACACAAACAACATTTGAAGCGTAATGCTTCTTAATCCTACAATCGTTGATACGACAGGAGAAATATAACATGGCTGAATTTTTTGAACTTAATGATGATATTGAAGGTACTGATGACTTGCCTGAGATTGCCACTACAAAGGTGGACAACATTCCAGATGAGCTAGACGACCTGCCTGAGAAGTATCGTAACAAATCTGCTAAAGACCTAGCACGTATGCACCAAGAAGCTGAGAAGCTAATTGGGAAGCAAGCGCAGGAAGTAGGTGAGGTACGAAAACTTGCAGATGAACTCATCAAAAAACAACTCAATACTACGCCAGTACAACAAAAACAGGTAGAGTTAGAACTAGACGATACCGATTTCTTTGTAGACCCTAAAGCAGCAATTTCAAAAGCTATCTCTCAACATCCTTCGATTGTTGAAGCTAGAGATTCGGCAGAACGAATGAAAAGGATGGAAGCTCAAAAGACTGTAGCTACTCTGCATCCAGACTTTCAAGAACTCGTTTCTGACCCTAACTTTGTTGATTGGGTTCAATCCTCCAAAATCAGAACACAGTTGTATCATCAAGCTGATGCTTACGATGCTGATGCTGCCAATGAATTGTTTTCGACCTATAAAGAACTAAAAGGCGTTAAACAGAAACAAGCAGAAACTGAACTTGGAACACAAAGAAATAAAGCACTGAAGGCTGCTGATACTGGTAACGGTGTTGCAACCACAAGTGAACGGTCTAAGAAGGTTTATAGACGAGCCGATATTATCCGTTTGATGAACACTGACCCACAACGCTATGCTGCTTTGCAAGATGAAATCATGTTAGCATATAGTGAAAATCGGGTTAAATAAAATTGTATAAATTAAGGAGCTTTAAAAATGGCATCATTTGACGTAACAAGCAGTAACACAGTAACAAAAACCCGTGCCGATAAATTTATCCCTACTATTTAATTTTGGGGATGTAAAACTTTCTCTAAATAACTGGGAGTCTTAATTGTAATTAAGATAATCAGAGGGAACACGAAATAACCAAAACGCAGTTCAACACAGGAGGTGTTATGAAGCGAGTAAGTTGGAAGTATTTAGCAGGATTGATTGATGGCGAAGGTTGTATTGACTTAGCCACTACAAAAGTTAATGACCAGTTTTATATTCAACCACGTTTAAGAATAGGAATGGCTAACTCAGCTTTGTTTTTATTAGAAATGAACCAATTAAATTTTGGTGGTCATTTATCTAGTAGGGCAAGTACAAAAGAGAACCATCAAGATTCTACAACATGGGCTGTATCAGGGTATAAACAAACTTGTTGTTTACTTCGCAATGTAGTCAATCATCTTATCCTTAAAAAGGAACAAGCTCGGTTGTGTCTCTGGATGGAGACAAACTTAAAAGGTACTAGATTAACACAGGAAGTGTTAGATATTGTACGAGAAGAGTTTAAGCTAATGAAGCGTGACCCGCACAGACTAAGTGAGAAAGCGCAAGAGAGAATTAAAATTTCTTGTGATGCTATAGTCGGAACAGAATAAAGTCTGTTTTGGAAATCTGGAGTGATGAAATCATTGCCGCATACCAGAAATCACTGGTTATGGCTCCACTGGTCATGAAGATGAACGTTAAAGGCAAGAAAGGTGACACCATTCACGTTCCTAAGCCTCTGCGTGGTTCTGCTAACGTAAAAGCAGCCGCTACTCAGGTAACAATCCAGTCTTCAGTGGAAGAAGAAGTCTTGGTTAGCATTGACCAACACTATGAGTACAGCCGCTTCATCGAAGACATCGTTGAGACTCAGGCTCTGGGTTCACTGCGTCAGTTCTACACTGCCGATGCTGGTTATGCACTGGCTAAGCGTATTGACACTGACCTGTTGGCTCTGGGTAAGTCTCTGGGTGACGGTGATGGTACTGACTTCACACACAGCCGTTCTTTCACATTCACTTCTACTGGTCTGACAGCCTTCACTGGTACCAACGAAGCTGCCTTCACTGATGCTGGTTTCCGTGCCGCTATTCAGTTGTTGGACGATTCTGACGTGCCTATGGAGAATCGCTACTTCGTGATTCCTCCAAGCCTGAAGAACAC